GAATGACGACCGCCCAGCGCGACGCCATCGCGGCGCCCGCCGAAGGGCTGGTGATTTACAACACCACCGACCACGAGCCGCAGTTCTGGAACGGAGCCGCGTGGCTGTCGATGGCCGCTTGAAGAGAAGGATACGACGCCTATGCCCAGCATCATCACCGACACCCATCGCGCCGTCGAGATCGACGACGTGCGCGGCGTCATCGTCACCGATATCGTCACGGCCGATGGCGTCAGCAGCCGCGCCATCCGCATCCTGGGCGAGCCCGTCGCCAACGGCACGCCCACCGAGATCATGCAGATCGTCATCCGCTCAGCGACCAAGGCCGATCTGGAGCTGAAGGCGCCCGAGCAGCGGTTCTAGGTCTCTCTCGACGGCAGACGCAGCTGCAGGCATAATCACAGCCTGCCTCCGCATCGCATCACTCCAATGGGGCTGACAATTGTCAGCCCCATGAACTCGCGCGCGCCCCTGCATGGTCGGTTCAAACAACCGATCAGCAGGGCCAGTCCATGTCAGGCACAACTCCTTTCGTCGGCGTCCGCGTCTTTTCCGATCTGACATCTACGGTCGCGGCGATCGACACGCGCGACTCCACCGTCATCGGCCTGGCGCTGCCGGCGCCTGCGGCCGACAACGCCGCCTTCCCGATCGGCGAGCTTGCGCGCATCCCCACCGATGACCCCGAGATCGTCACAAAGCTCGGTGCCGGCCTGGCCCGCGACACCATCAGCCAGATCGTCTCGGAGGGCATCGCCACCGACGTGCTGTTCTATCGTGGACAGCACTCCTCCAAGAGCGACCCAGCCGAAAAGCTGGAGGAGGAGATCAACAGCCTCGTGGGCTCCGCCGGCGCCAAGACCGGCGTGTGGGCATTCGCAGATGCCGCCGCGCAGTTCGGCATCTATCCCGGCCTGCTGATCGCCCCCGGCTACACCTCGCAGCGGCTCGACAATGCCGCCAACCCGGTGATGACCGCCATGGACGGGGTGAGCTCGCGGCTGATCGACTGCATGGCGATCGGCGACACGCCGACCGCCAGCCGCGAAGCGGCGGCCGAATGGGCCGCCGATTTCGCGGCCTCGCTCAATGTCATCGGCATGTATCCCAACGCCCTGGTCAACCTGGGCGCGGGCAATGTCACGCGGCCGCTCTCGCCGCATCTGGCGGCCGCCACCGTGCGGCGCGACAAGGAGGTTGGAAACCCCTTCAAAGCAGCCTGGAACCGGCCTTTGAAAGGCATTCTCGGGCCGTCGCAGCCGGTCGGCTATTCGGACGGCGACGCCTCCTCCGACGCCAACTTCCTCAACCAGGCCGGTGTCGGCACCGTTATCGAGGGCAAGCTCTTGTGGGCGCCGTTCACGACGGCGACCGACCCAACCACGAAGGGCTGGCGCTCGATCAAGCGCATCCGCACCCGTCGAGCGATCGAAAAGGCGATGCTACGCCCGCTGCGCAAGTACCTCTCCGAGGACATCACGCCGCACACCGTGACGCTGATCTTCCGCTCGCTCGATCAGTATCTCGGCGACCTCGTCGCGCTGGGCGCGCTGATCGACTACGAGGTGCTCTGGTCCAAGTCGCTCAATCCGGCGAGCCTGCTGGAAGCCGGCGCCATGCGCGTCAAGTGCCGCTTCGCCGAGACGCCCGACCTCAACGACCTGCAGATCTACACCGAGCCGCAGCCGGAAGCCTTCGACGTGCTGGCGGCGGCAATCGCCTCGGCCATCAACTCGCTTGGCCGGCCGAACCTGCGCGTCGTTGCGTAACCCACGGGAGACACCGACATGGATTCAATCATTCGCGGCGCCAACTGGTACGTCGAAGAGATCAACTGCCGGCTGCGGCTCGAAGAGGTCAAGCTGCCGCACCTGCAGCGCGAGATGACCGCCTACGCCATGGGCGGCGGCTTCTTTTCGCTGGAGCTGCCGTCCGAAGTCCAGCCGCTCACCGCCGAGGCGTCGTTCAACGGCTCGCACGACGACATCCGCTCGCGGTTCGGGCGCGAGCCCAGCGACTGGACCACCTGCTACTACTACGAGTCGCTGCTCAACGTCTTCCCGACCAACCCGGCCGGCGACAGCCAGCAGGGCGCCGGCGCGCCGAAGCTGAAGGGCCGCGTCGTCATCCTCAAGGGGCTGCTCAACGAGGTCGAGCAGGCGACCATCAAGGGCCTGAAGGCCACCGGCCAGACGCGCATGGTGTGGTCGAGCATCGTGCTCTACCACGACGTGGTCGACGGCCGCACCATCCACAAGTTCGACGTCGCCAACAACACTCTCATCATCAACGGCCAGAACTACACGGCCGAGCACAACAGGCTGATCGCGGCCTGACGTATTCCGGCGGGGTAGCTCAGCCCGGTAGAGCAAGCGGCTCATAACCGCGATGTCGGTGGTTCAAATCCATCCCCCGCAACCAGATACCCGGCGCGCCCGCCGACAGGCGCGACACGACAGGCCAGCTGCAGCGGCGGGGCGGCTGGCCGATCCTGTGAGGATGCCATGATCAAGACCGCTGCCGTCGAAACCCCGCAGAGCCGCGACGATCCGACCGATGTTACGGTCGAAGAGATCCCGCTGCCGCCGCCGGAGATGTGGGCCGAGCTGGAAAATTCCGGCAAGCCGGCAGCGGCCGAGCCCGTGCCGCCGGCGCCGCGCGCCAGCCGGCCGATCGAGCAGCTCGCCTTCGTGGCGGCTCCGGCCGTCACGGTGCCGCTCCAGTATCCCTTCGTGCGCGAGGGGCGCGCCGTCGACAGCATCACGGTGCGGCGGCTGACCGTGGGCGAGGTCGGCGACGTCCTGGACTCGCTGCCGCCGGACTTCGACAACCACGATATCTACGCCGTCATGACCGGCCTGCCGGCGCCGGCGCTACGCGGCCTGGTCGACGTCGACGGCGACAAGGTGATGGCGGTCGCCTACGATTTTTTGCCCCTCGTCTTCCGGCCGGCGGACATACCGACCGACTCGTCATCGACCTGAAGGGATGGCGCGAGGTGATGGTGCTGCTCGGACGCATGACCGGCACCTCGCTCGCCGAGCTGGAGGCCATGTACTGGGACCGCGCGCTGCGCTGGTGGCCTGACGTGGTGGAGATGGCCGAGCGGATCAGACGCAGATGACCGATCTCGACGTTGCCCTGAGGCTCAGCCTCATCAACCAGATGCGCTCCGGCGCCGAGGCCGCCAAGCGCGACCTGGAAGGCATCCGCGCCGCCGCCGAGCGCGCCGGCAAGGGCCAGTCGTCGGGCGCCATCCGCGCCGTGCAGACTGCGCGCCAGCTCGAACGCGTCGAGGCGCGCAAGACCGCCGCTGTCGCCCGCACCTCGGTCGCCTATCGCCGCCAGCGCTCCGAACTGCTCGCCGGCTCGATGGCGGCCGAGCACGTCGCCCGCCGGCAGGAGGTGCGCCGGGCGCGCGAAGAGGCTCGCATCCGCCGCGAGGCGCGCAGCATGCAGGCGGCGATGGCGGCCACGGCCGCCACGGCCCGCAAGATCGAGTGGGCGCCGGCGCCCGATATCCAGCTGAAGCCGAGGACGCCGCGCGGCGGCGCCGGCATGGTCACCGCCGCCGTCGCGGCCGAGCGCGCCCGGCTGGCGGCCGAGGCGAAGGCGGCGAGGGACGGCGCGGAGAAGGCGCGCAAGGATAAGAAGCGCGGCGGCGGCCAGGACGCGGCGAACCGGGCGATGGCGGCGGGCGTCGGCGTCGGCTTCGCCCGCACTTTCCTCGGCGGCCTGGCCGCCGGCATGGGTGCGGCTGGCATTGCCGAGGTGGTGCGCAGGACGGTGGCGGCGGCGGCCGAAGACGAGTTCGAGCGATCGCAGCTGCGCGTCTCCGGCAACCTGACGCAAGAGCAGATGGAGGAGCACCGCAAGCTGCTGGAACGCACGGCGCGGCTGCGCGGCGTCGGCACCGAGGGCAGCTACAGCACCTTCGGCACCCTCATGGATTCCGGCTGGTCCGACAAGGACGCCGCCGCCATGACCGACAGCGTGATCGTCTTCGCCAAGGCCAACAGGGTGGCGACCGAGGAGGCGACCGAGCTTACCTCGGCGCTGCGCAACAACATGAAGGTCTCCTCGGCCAAGGAGATGATGACGGCCTACGATGCGATCAGCCGTGGCGCGAAGTCGGGCAAGATGTCGGCGCAGGACCTTGCCCGCTACTTGCCTGGCGTGCTCGGCGGCATGCAGCGCCTCGGCGAACAGGGCCAGACCGGGGTGCGCAACACGGTGGCGCTGCTGGAGACCGTGAGCATGCGGCTCGACAGCTCCCGTGAGGCGGCGGCGGGGTTCGAGGCAGTGCTCGGCAAGCTGGCAAACCCGGCCTTCATCAAGCGGGCCGGCAAGCTCGGCGTCAACGTCGAGAAGACGATGCGCGACGCCAACAAGAAGGGCGTGAGCCCGCTGTTCGCCGTCCTGAAGGAGATCGACCGGCGCACCAAGGGCGACCCGATCAAACTCGGCAAGCTCGGCTTCAGCAAGAACGAGATCGCCTTCCTCAATGCCGCGCTGAAGCTGATCGACGAGACCAAGGACAAGATCGACGACATGGCCAAGTCCGGCGGCGAGACCATGAAGAACTACAAGGTCGCCACCGACAACGCGACCGAAGCCTGGAAGCGCCTGTCTGCGACCATCGGGCAGGATGCCAAGGATCTGGCGACCGACGTGCTGCCCGGCCTGACCAGGGCCATGGACACCTTCACCCAGCAGCTCGAACGTGCTCGCACGCAGAAGGCCGGCGGCGAGTACGAGGCGCCAGAGGATGCGACCGACGAGGAGAAGGCGTGGGTTGAAAAGGAAAAGGCCAAGGCAAAAGCGATTGACCGGGCGCTGGGGCACTATGGTCGGACGGACGATGTACCTGAGGACGTTAGAAAATGGGTGGACGATCAACGGGAGAAGGCGAAGGCCATCGATCGCGACTGGCAACATAGGTTTAACCAGAGGGCGGGTGGCGACTATGAAGCTCCGGCGGATGCCCCCGAGGAAGTGAAGAGCTGGGTTGAGCGCGAGAAGGGCAAGGCCGCCGCAATCGACCGATGGGTGAGGCGTTTTTTTGGGACTGAGGCAGACCCCTCTCGCAACAGTTCCTCGCGGCAACCTCTCCGGCCAGATGGAACGCCGATACCAACGCCGGCGCCGCGCGGCGATCGTGATATCCCGATCCCTACGCCGGCGCCTCGCGAATGGCAGAAGATTCAGGACATGCTGAAGGGCATGGACAAGAAGGCCAGCGATGCGGGGCAGGCCACCATGGATGCCTACAAGGCCGCCATGGGCGCGGGCCTGGATGCCACGCGCGCCATAGTCGCCGACGCGGTGGCGCAGATGCGCGAGATGCTCAACTTCAGCGCCTCGCCGACGATCGTGCCGCATGTCGCCGCCGCTGCCGTCGCCGCCGGCGGCGGAGGTGGTGGCGCGCCGGCGCCCGGCGGGCGCGGCGGCGGCGGCGTCACCGTCACCCAGCATATTTCGAGCCCGAACTCGCGCGTGGCCGCTGCTCGCGCGATGCGCGAACATAACCGCACGGTGCGCATGGCCAAGGCCGACGCCCTCCATGACACGGGGCTTGCCTGATGCCGGCATTCGTTTCCACCGGCGCATTGATCTCGATCGGCGGCGCCATCCTGCACACGGTCGGCCTGTCGCCGCAGCGGCTCAGCTATTCCAGCGAGGCGCGCGTGCCGGGCCATCCGGTGCAGGCCGGCATGGACTACCAGCTCACCGGCCTGGGCGAGCGCCTGACCATGATCGACGCGCAGACCTGGCCGCATGTCGTCGGCGGCCTCGATGCGCTGGCGATCCTCAAGATGCACCATGAGATGCAGGCGCAGGTGCCGCTGATCCGCCTGCGCGGCAACTATCTCGGCCTCAACGGCGGCCCGGTCATCATCCAAACGTTGGAGGCCGACGAGGAGAAGCTCCATCCGTTCGACGGCGTCGGCCGCATCGTCGACGTGACTGTCGGGCTGGTGCATATGCCTTGGCGCGGCACGGGCATACCGGGGAGGTAATGATGGCGAGCTACACCGTCACTGGCTATGGCGGCGAGCGGCTGGACCGCATCGCCAAGGCCATCTACGGCACCGAGCAGGGCGGCACCGTCGAGGCCCTGCTCGACGCCAATCCGGGGCTGGCGGCGCTCGGCGTCATCGTGCCCGAGGGCACGGTGCTTGCCGTGCCGCCCGAGGTGACGCCACCGGACGATGGCGGCTACGTGGTCGCCTGGGAATAGCCATGGCGCGGCGGCCCTTCGTCTCCATCATCGGCCCGTCCGGCGGCAACCTGGTGACGCGGCTGGGCGATGCGCTGGTGTCGGTCAAGATCGTCGACCAGGCGGGCGCCAAGAGCGACACGGCTGAGTTCACCGTCCGCATCCACCATCCTTTCCCGGCGGGGCCGCCGAAGGGCACGCGCTATATGGTCAGCATCGGCTGGTCCGAGCAGGGCGCTCGGCTCGCCGGCATCTTCACGGTGCAGACCGTGTCGATCGGCGGCGATCCCGAGGGCGGCTACCAGATGAAGGTGACCTGCCGCGCCTCCGATTACATCGATGCCATGAAGAAGGTCGACAGCGGCCATTTCGACGACGAGACCGTAGGCGGCATCTTCGACAAGATCGCCGGCGATGCCGGTATCATGGCATTGGTCGATCCCGAGCTGGCGGCGATCAAGATCCCGTATCGCTTGAGGTGGAACCAGCCTGCCGTCGACTTCCTCGACGATATCGCGCGCGAGAACGGCGGCACGCTCAAGCTGGCCGGCGGCAAGCTGCTCTGCCTTCGGCGTGGCGGCAAGCGCTCGGCCGGCGGCACGCCGTTCCCGCCGATCGTCGTGCCGTTCGATAAGGACTACGGATTCGAAATCTCCATCGAATCGCGCGGCGAGTTCAAGGACCTCGGGGGCGACTGGTTCGACCCGCTCGACGGCGTCCTGAAGCTGGCGGACGGCACCGGCATCGGCGAGGCCAGCCGCTATTTGCCGGTGCACCCCTTCGCCACGGAGGACGAGGCCAGGCGCGGCGCGGCCGCCGCGGGCCGCGAGCAGGCGCGCAAGCGCATCTCCGGCTCCTTCGAGATGGCCGGCAACCCGCTGGCCACGGCCGAGGCGCCCGTGGTGCCGCAGGGCTACGGCCCGGAGATCGACGGCCTGGACATCGTCTGTTCCTCGGCCGAGCAGTCCGTCGACTTCGGCGACAGCGGCGGCTGGGTGACGACGGTGGAAGTCGAGAGCGCAGGCGAGGCGGCAGCGAAGAAGAAAAAGGGAGGTTCTGGCGCCCTGCCTGATTTGGGCGCCGATTGGGAAATACCGGCCGGCGGCGAGAATGCACCGGAGTGAGCGGATGAGCCGGAGCAAGCTCCGGAAGGCGGGCCAAGCTTGGCGGCGGACCCGCCCGACAGCAACAGAAGATAACCGTCCCCATCCGCCGCCCTTTCGGGCGCAGGCAGGATGGGGCGCATCTGCTGAGTAAATCATGAACGAGTCGATGGAATTTGAGCCGGTCGCCCCGGTGCGCCCCGTGGCCGGCTATATCGGCGGCAAGCGCAAGCTCGCCTCGCGCCTGGTCGCGCGGATTGCGGCCGTGCCGCATCGGACCTATGCCGAGCCATTCGTGGGCATGGGCGGCGTGTTCTTCCGCAGGACCGCGCGTCCGCCGGCCGAGGTCATCAACGACCGCAACGGCGAGGTGGCCAACCTGTTCCGCATCCTGCAGCGGCACTATCAGCAGTTCATGGACACGCTGCGCTGGCAGCTCTCCGGCCGGCGCGAGTTCGATCGCCTGAAGGTAATCGACCCGGCCACCCTCACCGACCTGGAGCGCGCCGGCCGGTTCCTCTACCTTCAGCGACTGGCCTTCGGCGGCAAGGTGGCCGGGCAATCGTTCGGCGTCGACCCGCGCTCGGGCGCGGGCTTCAATCTCACCACGCTGGAGCCGCTGCTGGCAGACGTGCATGAGCGCCTTGCCGGCGTCGTCATCGAGAACCTGGACTGGGCGGCCTTCATCGACCGCTACGACCGGCAGGGGACGCTGTTCTACCTCGACCCGCCCTACCATGGTTCGGAGGATGATTACGGCCGCGCTCTGTTCGACCGCGAGCAGTTCGGCGTGATGGCCGAGCGGCTGGTCGCGCTCAAGGGGCGCTTCATCCTGTCGATCAACGACGTGCCGGCGACCAGGGCGATATTCGGGCGCTTCGCCTGCGAGGAGGTGGAGCTGAGCTATCAGGTCGGCGGCGGGCGCGGCACCCCCGCGAGGGAGCTGATTGTGAGCGGCCCTTGAAGGGCCTTCAAACCGCCGCTACAGCGCCGAGCGCGCTACAAAGTTGGTGCCAAGTGTTCTTGCCGTTTTGTGCCAACCGAAGTTGCCGGCTACAGATGCTTCCCGAACGACATCGTCCAGTAAAATATTGATTTTAATGGTGATCCCGGCAGGAATCGAACCTGCGACCTACAGATTAG